AACTACATTTGATAATACTGATACAACTAGGACATTCCTACATACTTCAAAACCATATTTTGATCTTGGTGTTTCCACAGGCATCTATGTAGATCCTATTCTTAGATTGGATGATCAAGGTGATGTATATCTAAACACTGGTTTTGGCACTGGTAACTATAATGGAGTTAAGGTCTTTGATGGAGATCTTAAAGAATTTGAACTTGCAGATATTAAAATTTCATCTGAGAAAGTAACTTTGATTAAAGGTTCTGCGAATAATGGTGGTTCCAACATATATGATACAACTGTTGCTAAAGGAGCAAAGGTAGTTGTAGTGGCAGAAAATCAAGCAGATGGTTCTAAAGAATTTATTGAATTTGGTGTAACAGATGATGGTACAGATATATTCCATACAGAGTATGGAAACTTAAGAACTGGATACCAATTGATTGTTCCAGAGTTTGAATTTACTTCTGGAAATGAAGCAAGGTTAAATATTACATTAGGAGCTGATGTTCCTACTACAAATACCGTAGTTATTACTTTCTCATCCACAATTACCAAGAACTAAAATGGCAACTACAATCGAAAAATTTGATTCCGCAGGTGGTTTTTCTATCGGAAAAACTGTGATTGTCGATGAAAGTCGAAATGGTAAAGATCTGAATACTTTAGAAATTAAAAACTCTAACTATGCAGATAGTAATACTACCACATATATTTTAAGAGGTATCAACACAGCATCTCTAGAATTAGATGGCGTAGGAGCACAAATTCCTATTGCTAATAGCACCATGAATTTTATTACTGGACATATTATTGCAGTAAATGCTTCTGGTGTTATCTTCACAAGTAAATTAGAATCTGCGGTGTATTGCGACGGAGTAGGTTCAGTTACTGTAATGTCAACTATGGAAACAATCATCAAAGATGATATTCCTGCGGGTCAAACTTGGTCAATTACTCCAGTGGGAGCAACTAATAGATTTTCTTATACTACTATTAGAGCAGGCACAACATCTACTATTAAATGGGCAGTATCAACTCAAGTTACAACACTTGAGTGGGCATGAGAATGCTAAATACAACTGAGGATAATACAGGTTCTGGGAGTTAGACTGCGACATGTCAATTCATATTAATTCCGATAAGGAAAAGTTTCAGGGTTCCAAACCTAAGCTGGTCGGTGATAATGAACTTACTGTTAGAGGCGGTACAGGTTCATTAGAAAAAGAAATTCTAAGGACGCAGTTAGATGCTAATACGGGTTTACCCCGTGTTGGTATTAATAGAACGGGGCAGAGAGTTAATGATGTTAAAATTTTAACTGGTGGTTCTGGATATATTTCGCCACCAATTATAACAATATCGGCACCTATTGGTGGGGGTGGAGTCCAAGCACAGGGTTCTGCATTTATCTTTAATGGTCAGGTTGTATCTATTGCTGTCAATGATCCCGGCAGTGGATATACTCAAGCTCCTACAGTTACCATTCAAGCTGGTGGCGGTGTTGGTGCTTCTGCTGAGGCATTACTTGATACTGTTGATTTTGAACTTGACATCAACGGTGCTATTAGAACCTCTACGTCTATCATTTCCGATACGGCGAGAATCCTCAACTTGGATATCGACAACTTCGTTACTCCAAACGCAGCATTTAGAGCACCCTCTCTAAAAACTTATATTAATAATTCGGGTACTTTATGGTCCTCGAATATTATTCTACAGGAAAATGCGTACAGGTACTTTGGACAGAACGTATATCAAGCATTAAACTCAGGACAAACTGGATCTAGCGCACCTGTTCATACGGATGGCGAAGCACTAAATGGTGAAGTTAATTTCAAACATATTGGTTTTCGTGTAGTTGACGAAAATGATTTTGGATATTCAGAAACTGGTGCATCTGGGGTATTCCCTCGTTCTATTACTCCTTTACTAGGAGATAGATCAGACAAGATTGCTACTACAGAATACGTCCTCAACCTAGCAACGAATGACGTTGGTGGTCGTATTTACGTTTCACAAACTATTGGTTCTGACTTAAACGATGGTCGTTCTGCCGTAAACCCAGTTCGTTCTATCAAGAAAGCAGCACAACTTGCATGGGCGACTCCTGGTGTTAAGGAGACCCTTATTGTTTCTGGTGGTGACTACGTAGAAGATAACCCAATTTCACTGCCACCTGACGCATCAGTTGTTGGCGATAACCTTCGTCTCGTAATTATCAGACCTGCCAACCCCGGCAAGCATATCTTCAAGTTTGGTGATAAAAACTACGTTACTGGTGTCACTTACAGAGATAAGATTGATTCCAATGGCGATGCAGTTGCGACTTGGGATTTCGCAATGGTCTTTGACGATAAACAGCGTATCTTAATTGATGCTGATGTCAATGGAGATTTTGGTACTAGTTTCCCAATCGGTCATCAAATTTTTGGACCACAACAGTTCAGAGTTACATTCCAAAATAACACTGGTCTATCTACTTTAATTACTGGATTGAGCGTAATTGGTGTTAACACTGGTTCCAGAGCAAATATACAAAAAGTTGTATTTGATGATATTACTGGTCCTAGTGCATACATTAGTGGTACTCTTGATATTACACTAGATAGTGGTTCTTTTGTTGAGGGAGAACAATTTAATTTTGTAACTTCTATTAGTTATAGCGTAGGAAGTCCCTTAGCATTAACGTCTACCGGAACAACTTCTGCAAACAAAATTACATTTAGCACTGATCCAACTTCTATAACCCCAGCTGGAACATACGTATATTTAAGTGATGATGGTAATGCAATATTTACTCCTTCTGCTGGTTACTACGAAGTAACTCAAATTGAACCAAATGATATCAACAATCCAACTTCATGGGAAGTTAGTTACTTACCTGTTCTTGGATCTACTGGATGGACCGCAATTCAAACTGCGTCTATTGAAGTATTTACCGGAAATGCTCAGGTAGAAACATTAAATACTACAGCTCTCAAATCAATTCGTGCTGAGGGAGAAGTTGTTTCTGTAGATGAAGATTACACATCACTTTTGCCTATCTCCAGATTAGATTTCTCATTACAAGGAGATACCAGTATTGCAACTGGTGGATTCCAAGGCACCCAATTTGGGAATGCAGAAGATCTTGGTGGTATTGTATTTTATACAAATGCTCTGGTTGGCAGAAATAATACACATGACTTTAAAGAAGGTCAAGAGATCTTAATTGAAGGTCTCCCAACTTCTTCACCTGATCTATCTGCGTTAAATGGCAGACAGAGAATTTATAAAGTATTAGAAGATGCTGATGGTCGTTGCAGACGATTTGTCATTCCTAAAAAAATGCCAGCTCTTACTGATGCGGAATTTGATCCAGGTCAATTTGCAACTGTTAAGACAGCAACAAAATCTATTACCTTATCGCTACTTAACTCCCCAAACACATTCCCAATTAGTTCTCCTGTAGATAGGAGGTTCCAAGACGCCTGTACGTTACTGCGTAACAATAGAGATTTTATTGCTGATGAAGTCGTAGGTAAAATTAACGATCAATTTGCAAGATACTTCTACTCTGCATATAATATCAGCGGAAACTCATTTGATATTTTTGTAGGTCTTGCAGAACAATCTCACACATATGTTTCTGGTGGTACTGTAAAGTTTGGTGGTACTACTTATAACGTTTTAAACTTTGTTTACAGTAACGCTGTAACTGGTGTTGCAACTGTAACAACAGATAGTCTTGTTGCGGGTTTGAATGAAGATGATCACATCAAACTAGAGGGAATGACTCTAGAATGTGATGCTGGTCAAAAAGTTTATCCATCTTATAGTTCACCAAGTGCTACTGGCAGTGATGGTGATAGTCAGTGTAAAGAAGATATTGTTCACTTTATTAACGCAATCATTAGAGATTTAGAATTTGGATCTAATCATAATGTAATTGAAGCAGCTCAAAAATATATTGTAGATGGTAAGATTACTTACATTGAAGATGAAATTATTCAAAATGCTCGTGCTATTGAATATGCTAGAGAACTAGCAATTTATTGTATGAGGAACTGGAGAACCGAAAATGGTGCTCCATCGGATCCCATCTACACACCACTACATTCATCTTTACCAAGATATTTTGATGATACTATTATTACATTAACTGCAGGAACACCTGCTTGTGCTAACGTAGCATCTGCTATTGATACTTTATCATTCCTTTGGTCTGATGTCATTACCAATAATGCGTCCGGCACATATCTAGATGCTGCGTATTTAATTTCTAGAAATAAAGATCTTATTGCTGATCAAGCACTTATTGATACGGAAGCACAATTTCCTTCATTAAATCTTAGCGATACCAACCAAAGAAAATGTCGTAGAGATATTAGAATTGTACTTGATGGTCTTATCAAAGACTTGGTACTTGGTGGCAATAATGGAATTGTTACTGTTGCTGAATCATACTTCACTGGTGTTCAGTTAACTGGTATTGCCGAAGCGCAGCGTCCTTCTACGATATATGCTTTCCAGAGAGTTAAAATATATGCATTGGAAACAATGCGTAACTGGTCTGATGGTGTAGTCGATTCTGTAACACCAGTTGGTGCCATTTACAATTCTACTACAGGTGATTTAAATATCACTTACCCTGTTTCTGGTGGTGGTATTCCACAGGTAGGAGACAGAATTGCGTTTACAGAAGATGCTATCACTTTCTCCTGTGATATGGGTGGTGGCGCTGCTAACCACGCAAGTCCAAACAGATTTGATTCCAACTACGGAAAGAGTTACGAAATCAATTCTGTAACTGGAACGACAATGATTGCCATTGGATTGAACGTTGGAGACGCAGGAACTGCAGCAGGAATTGCTCATACATTTGTTAGTGCAAAAACAAACGGAACGATCATTATATTCAATCCGACTACAGTAACTTCCACCATTCCTAGGTTTGATGATTGGAATATCTTATTGGATTCCACACCACTATGTGCGAATGTCGCAACTTCCATTAATACAATAATGGATCTGTTTGAAGATATTTTAGATGAGACAATTTCTGCTGGAACAACAGTTAAAACTTTTGGAACATTATTTGATCCAGCATTGCTAATAACATATCCTGATAATTTTATCTATGATTCCAATAATGTAAGAATGGCAATTCGGGGTGACTTTGATGATAATCCTATCATCGAAGCATCACCATACACTCAAAATGCATCTGTTATCTCCTTCCTAGGTGGTGGTGGTGCTCTAATTGATGGTAGTAAGGTCAAACAACCTAACTGTCCTTTCCCTGGTCTTGAACTAGATGGATCCGCATCCTTCCCTAATCAGGGTAAGTCGATGGTTGCTGCGGCATTCACGATTGTATCTTTTGGTGGCACAGGTTATAAAGTTATAAACGATGGTTATACTCAGTTAGTTTCTGTCTTTGTTATCTTCTGTGCTGATGGCGTTCTTTGTGAATCTGGTGGTTATGCATCTATCACCAACTCCGCTACTAACTTCGGACAGTATGCTCTAAGAGGTATTGGATTTAGAGAAGATCCATATACATTTGATATTGCAACAATCTCTAACGTTTCTTCTACTCCTACTGGTAGAACTATTCTAACAGTAACTGGTTTAGGAAGAGAACCACTAGAGCATTATGTTGCTAAAATTGATGGTTATAGAAATACTAATACAGACATCGAATACTTTGTTGATGTTGTTGCTGCAGTTACAGTTGGTCCTCCTTTCTCTGCTCAGTTAACATTTGACGATGGCACAGGTGGTGCCATGGATCTAACCGATAATGCAACTAATCAGGCAGTATCTACTGGTTCATTGTTAGGTAAGACAATCAATCTACACAGACCATCTATTGTTAACTCTTCTTCCCACACTTGGGAATTTGCTGGTTCGGGAACTAATTACTTAGCACTACCTGAGAACGGTGGTACTAAGATTGAAGCATTTGAACAAGTTTCCGAACAGTATGGACGTGTATATGTCTCTGGTACTGACGAACTTGGCGACTTTAAAGTTGGTACGTTTGCTAGAATTGAAAACAGAACTGGTAATATTACTTTCACTGGTACGGTTACAATTTCTGAAGTTGAATTCTTGAAACTGAAAGGTGGCGACGTTGTTGTTACTGGTTTCGACGCATCCAACACACTTGGTGGCGCAACTGCGACCGACTCTAAACTACCCACACAAAAGGCAGTTAGAGATTATATCACTAACAACCTTGGACCTTACATCAACAAACCATACTCTACGAATGCTGTTCCTAGAGCACTGGTTGAACTTACTGATTCTGGTAAAATTTCTATCGACCAGATCCCAGCACTTAGACCATTTAGTGTCTTCACTGTTGCCAACCAAGCAGAAAGAACTTCACTAGAAGGAGCACTTGCTGGTGATATTGCGATCCAACAGGATACATCCACATCATTCATTCTAAACAATGATAATTCTAGTTTGTTCCTAGGGTTTGCTGTAGATCCAGCATTATCATTTACTATTGGTGATGTATTTACCGGTAGCATTTCTACTGGACGTATCCAATCAACTGAATACAGAAAGGGTGTTGTATATCAAATTAATGTCAACAACGGTGGTTCTGGATATGTAACCCCACCGGTAATTACATTTGCTGGTGGCAATCCAGAAGCAGGTGCAGTCGCAGCTGCCGCAACTTGTACTATTGCCAATGGTACAGTAGTTACTGTAACAATCATCGACTTCAATGGTTATAAAGGTGGTTTTGGATATACCACTGCTCCTACTATAACATTCGCTGCTCCTCCTGGAGCTGGTGTACAAGCACAAGGTAATGCTTTACTTGAAAGCAGATTGTATGGCAATATTGTTAATAATATTAAAATTGAAGACACCGATACTATTAACGATAGTACATCACCTACTCCAAATACAATTAACATTAACAGAGGTGTTAATACATCTTCATTCGATATTAATAACTGGGTATCTCTATCTTCCAACCAGATTGCTGCATCCGATATTACATCCGGTGTTATTGAAACAGATAGACTAGCATCTGGCGGTGCTGCAAACTCATTCACTTTCTTACGTGGCGACCAAAACTTTGCTCTTGCCATGCAATCCATTAAGGGTGCTGAGAGAAGATACTTTGCTCTACTAGCAGCACAGTGTAATTCTGGTTCTAGTCAGATGTTGTTTACTACCAACTCTGATGTTCTAATCGGACACGAAGTTAAGAACAACGTTGCCGGTGTTCAAAATAATACAAACATCACTGGTGTTATCACAGCTGCTGGTTTAACCACTGTAGCACTAAACAATCCAGTAACACAAAATATTCCAATCAACACGATCATCGAATTTGAGCGTGGCGAATCTCCAATGACGTTTGAATCTACCTATACTTTAGGTGGATTTGTTGATGCTGTTATCGTTGCCAATGGTGGTAGTGGATATACTAATGGTCAGTATTTTGATGTTGAACTACAAGGTGGCACAGGCACAGGTCTTAAAGCAAATATTGTTGTTTCTGGCAACGCAGTTACAGATCTGACAGTTACCGATGGTGGTAGTGGATACAACGCTGACTATGCTATCACAGTTTCTCCAACAGAAATTGGTGCTGGTTCTAATCTTGTATTGAATGCTAAAGTTTCTACTGTTAATAGACAGTATGCAAACGTTGCTATTGATATCACCAGAGTTTCGGATCTAACTATTTCCGCTGATCTTTACGGAACAATTGGTGTTTCTAGATATAAGAAAGCACAGTTCAATATCGGTCAGGCTGGTAATGGTTCGGTTGAACTTAAGACAGGTCCAGATAGTGGTCTAGACGCTGACTTACTAGATGGTCAGCAAGGTAATTACTATACAAATGCATCCAATCTATTTTCTGGAACAATTCCATCCGATAGATTAAATGGTACTTACAATATTGACGTTAGTGGATCTTCAAACAACACTATCAGATTACAAACTGGTACTAACAACCCAACATCAAATCCAGATCCAAACAGTTTTGTTGAAGGTGCTATTTCAAACACAGTATTTAATAGCTCCAACGGATTGGGATCTGCTTATCCTTCTGTTAATACTGGTATTGGATCTGGCACATCAACTAAGCACTTAGTTCTAACTCTAAGAAACGGTGCGTCTGGTTTCGACGCATCATTTGGTGGCGTAAGACAACTTGCGTTTGCTAATGATGATAACATGTATCTTCGTGGTTCTGGTAACGGAGTCACAACCTGGAACTCTTGGGCTAGAGTATGGAGTTCACTAAATGATGGTGTTGACTCTGGACTAGATGCTGACAGATTAGATAATAGACAAGGAACTTGGTATCAGGATGCTCTAAACATTAACTACGGCACACTATCTGAAAATCGCCTTCCTAGATTTATTAGTGAAACTAAATTTAGAGATAAAATTACCATTAAGTCATTCAGTGGAGATCCTAAGTATAGAATTTATGTTTCCGGTCAGATCTTAAACACTGCGCCATTTATTCCTGGCGATCCTACTAACCCTTCAATCAATCTTTATAATGCGAACGCACAAGGTGTTGGTAGTTTTGTCCTCGACAATGTTATAACCAATGATGACCTTACTGACAACTTTAATGATTATACAATTCTGATTGGTAGATTAACTTCCGGTAATTTTGTTGGTGCCTTAACAATTGGTACTGCATCTAATAGAGTAGAGTTTGACGACTTTACTATTGAAGATGGTAATACTGTAGAAGTTGCTAACTTCCAAAGTAATGGTGGTGTCGCAGAACTACAGTTAGGTAGAAAAGATGGCAATACATCTTCACCCTCAATTATATTCAACTCTTCGCAACTGTCCGCAAACTTTAATGCAAAAATTGAAGCATCTGGTGGTAATGCAACTGATGGTTCTGGCGCTCTTAATGTTTCTGTTGTAAACGCTAATGCTTTTACAATAAACAATCAAGTTATTTGGAATGCTGGCAATATCCTGTTTAGTAGTTCTAACGTTCCAAATTATGCGGTACAGCGTGATGCTTCTGGCAATTTCTCTGCGGGAACAATTACTGCAGATGTAACTGGTGCTTCTTCACTTAACGTATTGAAGACAGGCGATACCATGACCGGACCTTTGGTCCTTACTGGATCTGGTTCTAACTTAACAGTATCCGGAACCACAAACTTAAATAGTTTTGTTAATGTCGCAGATGATTTTAACGTAGATAGTGGTGTACTATTTGTAGATGTATCGGCAAATGAAGTTGGTGTTAATACTACAAATCCAGTAGCTAATCTAGATGTTGTTGGTGATCTTGGTATTTTTGTTCGCACATCAACTGATAGTGTTGGAGCTCAAATTAGATTCTCTGATCTAGGATCAGCAGCTCAAAATGGTAAAATTGAATATTATCACTCTGATAGTAACACACCAAACTCCCAATATAATGAAGCATTCTTTATTGAAGGAACAGAAACTAAACTAGCACTACAAGTTACTGGTGATATTCTTGCTACAAGAAGAATGGGTGTTGGACTCACCCGTGAACCAAACTTCACCTTTGAAGTTGCTGGTAATGGATGCTTTAATGATGGACTAACCATCGACCAAGCAAATGATAATAGTGGTGCTCCAATTAGTTTCCGTGGTGCTTCTTCCTATAGAAACTTTAGAGTTGGTAACCAGTTAGTTGGTAACCATCTATTCACAATCCAAGCATCCACTAATAACGGTGGAACAACTTGGAACGGAACTCCTGCTATCAGCATTAAGGGTGATGTCAACGCTGTCTCTATTAACACAACTTCTACATCTGGTGTAGATCCAGAATCTAACACAACCAGAAATTATAAGTTGAATGTTCAGGGAGATATGAACATTAATGGTCAGTTCTTCCAGAACAATGCGGAGTTTGTAACTTCAAGATGGACAGAAGCAACTAACAATTTAGACATCTATAGAATTTCTAAAGTTGGTGTCAATAAAACAGATCCAGTATATGAACTAGATGTTTCTGGTGATATTCAAGTTGCGAATGGAACCCTTTATTCTAATGGTGTCAAGCAATGGATAGACTCATATGGTATCTTTAAATCTAATAGTAACACAGTTGCTGAGGACGTAACTATTCCAGCAAATATTAACTGTGTAAGTGCTGGACCTATTACTATTGCTACTGGTTACACTGTAACTATAAATAGTGGTGGTAACTGGGCTATCGTATAAAAAATTATGGCAGGCATTTTAAAAGTTGACCAGATCCAAAACACCGCTGGTGTTAATATTATGGATCTGCAGAATGATAAATTACAAATTTGGGATGGCAGTGGTTATTCTGACATGACCACTCCTGGTGCTTTACTTGGCATTCAAGTGTATACATCGCAAAATGGTACGTGGAATGCTAAATCTACTTCTGGTGGATCTGGAACTTGGACAAAACCTGCGGGTTGCAACCATGTTTTAGTATATGTTACTGGCGGTGGAGGTGGAGCACGCATTAATGATAACAGCTACCGTGGTGCAGGTGGAGGTGGCGGCGCTACTTCAATCAAATATATTGATCTCTCTGGTGTTGCTAGCGTTACTTACCAGTATGGTGGCGGTGGTGCATATGTAAGAAATGGCGGAAGAGCAGGAACGGGAGGAACTTCATCTTTTGGTTCTTATTGTACTGCTACTGGTGGACAAGGCGGACAATCAGACAACCCTCACCAAGGTGGTCCTGGTGGAAATGCCAGTGGTGGAGACATTAACGTCCCTGGTGGTGGTGGAGAAATGGCACACGATGCCAACAGAGAAGGTGCAGGCGGATCTAGTTATTGGCACAAAGCAGGATCGTCTCACCATTACTATAACAACCAAGAAGAAATTACTCACGGACAGTGGGGTTCTGGCGGTGGTTATGGTTATTATTCACAGAATGATTTTGCTTATAACAATAGCAACGGCGGTGCTGGTTGCGTTATCGTATGGGAGTATACTTGATATGTACCAATCATTAGTTCATAAGGAAACAGGAAATATTTGTCAGTTCTTAAAAACTGGAACTGAAGGAAGATTTGAAGTTCATGAAGATTTTATGTGGATCGAAGGTCCATATGAATTAGAACCAAAAGATACTGAAGCTGATTACTTCTACAATTTCCAAGATAGGGAGATTCAGAGAGTAGTTTTGAAACCCCCTTCATATGATCTTTCAAGAAGAATGGACTATCCTGGAATTGCAGATCAATTAGATATGTTATTTCATGACATGGAAAGTGGTCTGGTTCCAGGAAAAGATACTTCCTCTTGGTATGCTGCTGTGAAACTTGTTAAAGAAAACTATCCAAAACCCTAAATACTTTTATAGGACAGAAGCGTAACCATGTCTCAGTTAACTGTTGGAACAGTTGTTACAGGAAATGCTAGTTTAACCACTCAAGGTTTAAAACTACCATCTTTTAACAACGCGGGAAGACCAGCATCCCCAAACGTCGGTCAAATCATTTATAATACCGATGAAAACAAAGCACAGATCTGGAATGGATCTGACTGGGATGAGGTTGGTGGGGGTATCCCCGAACCTGCAAATATCACTAGAGGATCTTATCTAGTATCCGATGGTGAAAACGGTGTTTTCTGGGCGTATCCTGGTCAAACTGTTGCATCTGCTCCTCTTACAGGATTCAGATATAGGAGTTTGATAACACATGGTTTTCTGGTGGCGGGGTATAAAGGATCTAATCCTTGGAGAACTGTTAATAAAACATGGCACGCAAATGATATTACATTCTATTGTGGTGAGCAGTTAACTAGAGCACTAACTTATGCTGACTGTACCTGGAGTGATTACTTTGGTTATGCTCACGGTTGCATTAATGCATTCACGGGAGCATCCAGTCATACTGATTCCATCAACCTACACACAGGTATGAGGAGAATGTTTGGTACTACAGGAAGTAATCCTGGTGGTGGTACTTACTCTCCAACTTCCCCATATGGTTGGGAAGGTGACGACCCTAGAGGCGTCATGGGATACACTGTTGTTGGTGGTTGGAACATGCCTGTCAGTAGAGACAGGAATGCATGTGCTACCGCACAAAAACAACAGTTTGGTTATAACTTAGGTGGCGGTAACGCTGCTGTAGGTAAACTACATTATCCTTCCGAGATTATGTATCAGGTAGGTAGTTCACCTTCTGGTAGTGATCATACTGCTGCATGTGGAGATGAAGAAAAATCTTGGGCGTCTTTCTCTGGTAGTAGATATTCTGTAGATCACTCAAATGATTCCTGGTCTGGTTGGTCATCCAATGCTGCTCCTGATGGAGTTTGTAAGTTCCTACCTTCCAAGTACGGTCATTTCTATGCTGGTACTGGAAACAATGTCACATCACCATGGTCAAAGTATAGTGGTTCAAGTGGAGCTGGTCTAGCAAACGGAACGAAAGTCCGTGCTTACGGTGAAGAAAACTTCATGATGGGACAGGACTGGGGTTATATGATGGGACAATATGATGGTCAACAAAACAACCACACAACCAAGTGGGATTATACTACTGACGTTGAGACCAACATGGGTGCTGCGACAAGACCCAAAGGTCATTATGGTCAATCTTCTGGCGGTTGCTGTTCTGGTGCCGCTTCTGTAACCGCACTTCAGGCACAATAATGAGATATCTAATCATAAACGAAAAGGAAATCAAGCAAGAGCAGTTTGTCAGTTCATCGGCAACTGGAGATCTTCGCTTACATTACAACGAAATGTTTTCGTTGATGCACTTCTCGTGTGTAGAAGTTAGCGAAACAATTTATCAAGTCATCTACAAAGAGTGGGAACACAAGTATAAGGAAGTTACTAAACAACAAGCTTATAACGGATCTAACTTTTTCTCTGAGATCAGACCTTTTGGTAAGGTTGCTGTAAATACAGGAGAAGCAGGATTTGCTTGGACACCTGCTAATGAAATTCTTAAAGTGCCCATTGAATTAACGGATAACATTTTAAAAGATGTTATGGATTTTATGGTTGATTTTGCAAAAGAAATTATTGAAGACGAGTACAATACAAGATTTAGAAATCTCAAGAACACAACAGATTTAGAATCTGCATCTTGGGAGATTCAAAAACATGAAGCAAGAGAATGGTTGACATATAAAGGAGGACAAGGACACAAAACTCCTTTCCTAGATTATCTTTCTATGGAAAGACACATTAATAAAGATGAATTAGCAAATAAAATTTTAGTAAAAGCAGAAGAATGGGAAGATAAACTTTCCACTATGCTCGTATCATATCAATCATTAGTGAAAAAATTTGAAGATTGCACTTCTGTATGGGACCTAAATATATTATACGAGGATTACATCGGTATCCTCTTGCCCCAAAAACAAGCAATTGAAATGGGCAGAACGGTCTCTGAAACTGATTGGGATCGCAAACCTGAATATGAGTGTGACGCATATGTCTTTAAATTCTGACGCTAATTTATCTGATATTGTTTCAGATGTAAGAAACATTGTTAGTTCTGATACTAACGAAATCCATTTATCAAAATCTTTCGTAAATGAATTTGGTCTAACCAATAAAGATTTTGATATCCTGTCTGCTAGTATGCGCTTTAATAGTGGCATGACAGAGTATGAGTGTGAGCACTTTGTTGCTGACCCTCAATTGACTCCATGGAGAAAAGTCCGTCAAGCACTGATGGAACTTGAAACTAGGTATCATGCCTACATGGAAAATAGAAACAGTTTAAGAAAAGCAGAAATTTTAAGAAAGAGATTAATTAGGGACATGGAGTTAGTTCCTGATGAACTCGATAAAGAGTTGATGCAAATTGACATGGAGAAAAATGATTATGATGTTGGTATTTGGAAAAGAAAACTCAGACAATCTGAACTAGAGTTAAAATATTTTTTAAATATTATTGACAAGTATGTTGACGAGGACAATCCCATTGAATATTACTGTGAAGAACAACCACATGAAGTAAGAACTTATTGGGTTGCTCGTATGGGTAAGCAAGCAGCAATGGATATTGTATCGTATGGTAGAATTGGTGCTGGTAACATGACAACAATCATGGACATGCCAGAAGAAGATCAAGTGGAAGCACTTGGTGTTGCTGTTAAATATTCTGGTATGATTGGTGGTGGTATTGATAAACTTAATAAAATGATCGCACCACAGATCCAAGCACAGTTACAGGAAGATGGTATTGCGCTTCCTAAACTACAGCAACATAAATACTCAGGACAACTACAAATAGAGCAAACTAACAATGTCGAGTCAAAGACACCTTGAATTGGTTCCTGTAATCCATCACTCTATTCTTCGTAGATATGAATGGGTAGACCAAACAAAAGATCTTAACCGCGAAAAACTCTTGGAGTTAGCGGAAAGTAATAAGTATATTCTGGACACAAACCCAGAAGCAGAACACATGTATATGGAAAAAGTGATTGTAGATTATGGCAAAATTTTCTCTCCCTCTTAACACCAAATTACCAGAAGATTTTGTAGTTAATACTTTGATTCCTTTTCTTAAAGAATACAAAGATTACATTTATGATATCTATTTCACCTGTCGTATGCCACCTTTCGTGCAAGATGCGATGGGTGATGTTGTTGATGGGGATATGAGAGATACCTCTCTCAATGCTTTATTTGTTTCCCAAGAGACAGGCATTCCCTTGTCTGCTACATTTAATAATATTCAAGTTCCTCCTACTCAAGAAAACTTAGATATTTTTATTGAAAATTTTAGATTTCTATATGATGCAGGAGTTCGTATTGTAACTCTACCCCATACATCATGGGTCTTGACAGGACAGTTGCAGAAAGAGTTTCCTGAACTGTTTATTAAAAATACTATACTAAGAGAAGTCACAAGACCTAATGAGATTGTGAACCTAGCAAAAGCAGGGTTTCACTATGTCAATCTAGACAGAGATCTTATGCGTGACAGAGATACTCTACTTAAGATTAAAGAAGCAAAAGAATACTGTGCTGACATTGGTAAACCAGTAAAAATTTCCTTACTTGCCAATGAATGGTGTTGGGGTGGTTGTCCTATCATGCCCGAACATTACCATTACAATATGGTGAGAGAAAAAGATGACCCTCAGTATTTTAATACTAGTTTAAGTAGGGTGTCTTGTTCTTCATGGGATGAAAGAGATCCTGCAGCATCACTGAAAGCAGCAACTATCCCACCCTGGAAAAAAGATTGGGAAGAGTTTCTTGATCTAGGTATTGATGTATTCAAGATGCATGGCAGAGAGAATGCAATGCGTCTCATGGAAAGCATGGATATTATCAAACGATGGGCGGCAGACGAGGAGATACTACACCCACAGTTTAATGACTACATTGAAGATGTAGCTCTAGAAGAGAAACCAATTGACATCTGGAGAGAGAAGATCAAGACATGTGGTTTTGATTGTTGGAAATGTAATTATTGTGATTCAGTTGTCCAGTCCAGAATGAAACGTAGTGATAGACATTTTGATGATGATATAGAACTAGTTCTAACATCGATTGAAAAAGCAGCAAGATGTGATAGTGAGTTTGTAGAAGAAGGATATAAGTATCCAGGATTGTCTTCCAATATCGTAAGGCATTTCTTAAACAACCTTTTGTCTAAACCTGATGCTATCTACATGGAACTTGGTGTTCATGCTGGTAGTACATTTTTTGCTGCTACCATGAATAGAGATGTGGAAGCATTTGCTGTTGATGATTATTCAGAAGAAGATATTTCTCCGTTTAGAGATGAAGTAAATGTAGAGATTGATAACCCAAAGAAAATATTCTTTAATGGGTTGAGAGAGAAACAATACTTCTGTCCCAAATCAATTCAAGATTTGACACCAAAAAATATACACAAACAACCTAATGTTATTTTTTATGATGCTGATCATGATCCACAATCTCAGTATGATAATCTAACATTTTTGATTCCCGCATTTGCGGACAAGTTTATTCTTGTTATTGACGATGCAAATTTTATGGGTGTTGTGCAGGCAGCAGAGTTCTTTGTAAAAGAGAACAACTTAAATCTTTTGTTTGAGAGAAAGATTCTAACCAAAATTCCAGAAGATCCTAATGGATGGTGGAACGGTATTCATGTTATGGTACTTACAAAAAATGAACTCATTTAAACATCAATATATGATCGTTCATCTTGACGATGATTTTTTTCCTTTATTAGAAAAAGCACTAAAACCATATAACAAATACAATCAAGGTAAAACTGATATATGGGATGGTGATACGTATACTAGTAGTGAAGATCATCCATATAGAAGCTCTAAAGTTTGTTGGGTAGATGATAGTAATGTATACGAATTAATGGATGGATTGGTTGCGTTTGCAAATTCAAAATGTGAGTGGAATCTAGATGTAAATTTTATGGAACCATTTCAACTAACAAAGTATGATGTTAATGATTTTTATGATTGGCACATTGACGAATCAAACTGGAGTCCTGATAAAAGACCAGAGAATAGAATTCGTAAAATAAGTTTTACTGTTTTATTAAACGATGAGTTTGAGGGTGGTGAATTTGAAATTCGTACATCAGAAAAAAATGTGATAGAATTGAAAAAGAGAGATATTATATTATTTCAAGCAGACACTCCACATAGAGTAAAACCAATTACATCAGGTGTTAGACATTCTTTGGTGGGTTGGATACAAGGACCAGCATACAAATGAAATTTATTAAAGAGTATAAATTAAACGATTTATCTATTTGTGATAAGTTAATAGACCTGTTCCATGTTGCTGACGAGAAAGAGTTAACCTATGCTGGTCGTGTAGGTGGGGGAAGTATTGTCCCTGAAATAAAAAAGAGTAAAGATTTTTTTATTGAAGAGGCTGCTCCATGTGGATCTGCAAAGGACTATAAATTTGATTTGTATAAAAACCAGGTTGATAGTTTTATAAAAGAATATTTGCAGTCACTAAAGATTGATAATTTATCTTTTGTTGCGAAACAATTACCTCAGATTCAATACTACAAACCTGGGGATGGATTCTATACATGGCATGTAGATGCATCTGGTCTTGAAGGTTGTGATAGAGCGTTTGTCTATATCACGTATCTTAATGATGTCCCTGATGGTGGTACAGAATTTTACTACCAAGATTACACTGTCAAAGCAGAGAAAGGTAAAACTGTTATCTTTCCAGCAGGTCTTACTCACAAGCATAGAGGACAGATATCAGAGACACAAGAAAAATATATTATTACTGGTTGGATTTGGTGGACATGAATAAACCTATTGTTATTAAAAATGTATTACCAGAATCAGAGTGTATTACTCTCTGGGATTATTTTAATCGCAGATCTCCATCCATGAATAGTTTAGCTACGTGGACATTCAACAATGCTTCATATGGTCAAGGTGATCCTGTGTCTTGGCAGCATCCACTAAGAACTGATCTTATCTTTACTAAGTGTGCTACTACGGTAAGATTAAAAATGATGAAGTATCTACGTAGAGATATAAAACTATGTAAGATACATGTCAATGGTCAAACTGCAGGACAGAATACCATCTTCCATAAAGATTGGGAAGAGCATGGTGTGTGGACGTTCATTTATTTTAATCAACCACACTGGGATGTAGAGTGGGGTGGTGAATTTGTATGTCAGACACCTGATGATGAATATCATTTCACACCTTATGTTCCTAATACAGGAGTATTCATCCCGTCAAACTGGTTACACAAAGGTCAACCACCCAATAGTTTAATTGGAAATGAAATCAGGACAACGATTGCTTTTTCTTTCTGTGATCCTGATATACATGAACATATTATTTCACAAACTACAAGAAAATGGTATTAGCAATTAGGGGATATCCAGTAGATATTGATGCAGATAAACTTATAAAATTTATTGATACTTCTATTGTAGATAATACCCTTACTAAAAATATGGATCATGTATCTAAACTTACCTTTACTGATGGTAAGGATGATTTTTTAGAACATGATGAACCTATGATCAAACATTTAAAATGGTCTTTCTATGATGCATGTTCCAGGTTTTGGGGTATGGATATATTTGATTACAATATAAGTTCGTGGGTGTATGTAGATTGGAATAACAATCCAATAGAACCATACATGCATTCACATAATCCAGAGAATCCTTTTACATTGTCTGGTATAATGTATGTAAAATTAGGTACATCTGGAACTACAATGTTTCCTATACCGAAAAGAGAACCATATTACTTGCCCAATAAATTACTGACGTGGTTTATATTTCCATCCAATCTACCACATACACCAGGTAAAGGAGTGGAAGATCAAAAACGATACAGTATAAGTGCTGATTTATATCCATGATTTATCAACAAAGCAACCTCTCATTTATATCAGAGAAAATACCAGATAATGTATACAAAGATCTATACACATACACAAAGAAACGTAGACAAGAAAGAACCTGGAATTATAATGGGCGACTAGCTGGTGCCTTGGCACAGCAGTCAAGTTTATCTGAATGGAAGTATGAGTGTCCTAAATTTGAAGAATATGTTATTAATCTTTCGACACAACTGTGGTCTGAGGTATATGAAACCTGTCCGTGGGATTTTCAACAGACAAATAATGTTACACCATATATCAAACTAAGAAACCTATGGGTAAATTATCAGAGACAAAATGAATACAATCCTATCCATACACATTCTGGTATTGTGAGTTTTGTTATCTTTGTCGATATACCATATGGTGAAGAAGAGAGAAACACACATAGAAGCAATGGTGCGTTCCAACTAGAAGCAGAAGTGTTACCTGTGGATAAGTCCTGGAACGGTGTTATACTAATGTTTCCATCTACAACTAAACATGCTGTCTATCCTTTTAAATCTACCATACTTGAGAGAGTGACAGTATCTGGAAACTTAACTTGGAACGTGGAGGGTCCTGATGAAGAACATTATTAAAGACAACTGTATCAATCCAAACTATCAAAATTTTATTCACGAAACATTGAGAGTTGATACAGATTTTAGGTGGGTCTACCACGACAATCTATCAGAAGATGGAGAGAGTCAACTACCAGGATTTTCTCATATGTTCTTACTTGACGGAAAATCTACTAGCAGTTATACTGGAATGTTTATGCCTCTCTTATTTGAGGCATGTTATAATACAGGAATCAGTGTTTCTAATGTCATTCGCGGTAGATGTTTTTTACAGACGCCTGGAGTGAGACATAAAGAATATGATTCTATGCATGTTGACTTAGCAGATCCACATATGGTCTGTCTATATTATGTAAATGATAGTGATGGTGATACGTATTTTAGTGAAAGAATGTACGGAGATCCGATTGCTGAATATGATATAAATAGCAATGTCACACCAAAGAAGGGACGGTGTGTTTTCTTTGATGGTTTACGTTTTCACTCAAGCAGTAAACCCACACACAATTCCCGATTTGTAATTAACTTCAATTTCATCCCCTGATAACTATGGATCCCGCACAACTTAAAACAAACTTTGAAGAGCAAATTGCTACAACCGAAAAGCAAATTGCTGAACTCGAAACAAATCTAGTCAAAGCAAAAGAATATAAAATTAAATTGGAAGGCGGTCTAGAAACTCTAGGTCTTCTAGAAGAGAAACCTGAGGAAGCAGCAGAAGCAGCGCCCACAGAAGTAGTAGAATAACTCTCAGATCCCTTCTTCCTAAATAGGTAAGAAGGGATTTTTGTGTGTAATGGCGTCTCCAAATTCAAGAGCTGATCTTATCACATATTGTAAGAGGCAACTTGGTGAGCCTGTATTACAAGTTAACATTGATGACGAACAAGTAAATAATGTTATTGATGACACGTATCAGTTCTTCCAAGAGAACTGCTACAACGGCATGGAAAGATGTTTCATGAGGCATGAAATCACTGCCGATGACATAACTCGTTTCAATGGTAAGTCAACAACATCATCTGGAACAACAAACTGGGAAGAGTCTACTAACT